GTTTCCCAGTCACGATCTGTGCAATCTTACAGCAGAGATCGTGGCATTCAATTGAGGAGAGCTTACGTCCAGCAGCTTCCCGAAAAACCTCAGTGGTGAACTTAAACAGATCGACAAGAGGTTCAGGACCAGACGCTCTACCCCCGAAGGTTCTAAGTGTGGCGCCTGCAGGTCGTACTCCAGATATGTCCCACTTTGGAAGCTGACCCGAATAGAGCAAGCTAACAAGTTCTCTGTAGGCTTTAGCCCAGCCAATTTTAGAGTCGGCGACGTGTATAACGGTATCGGTGTCATGAAATTCCTCCGCTACTTCAGGTAGCTTTGATACATATTGACGTTCAACGCTGAAGCCTACGCCTGTACCGCACATCAGGACGTACATCATTTCGTCAAACGCTTTGGGGTGGTCGATAGGCATGTAGGAGCAGTTGAAACCAGCGACGTTGTCACGGTCCAAAGCTTCCCCTGCAGTCATGAGTGCCCGCATGGAAGGCATTACGCTCATGTCGTGGATGTCTGCAAATATGCCATTGGCGTCTTCTAGAGTAAGTTTACCTTTCTCAACCCAGAAGTTTAGGTATCTGTCTATTGTTTCTTCCCAAGTCTCCCGTCGCTGTTCCTCTGGTAGGTAACGAGCGTACCGTGACTTGTGAATGTATTGTTGATATGCGTCCATTAGTTTTCCTTTTCTTCGTCTTCGAAGTATCTTTTGCAAAACACTTCCGTCACTTCTTCGTCTGCACAGAGCAAAGTACCGTACAAAGGTATGCACTTGTTTTTCATGTACGTATACGAACCGTAGTCAGCACATATCCTTGTGTCAGGCTCAGTAACACATCCAGACAGGAGAAGCAGCAGAAGTAGTCGTTTCACTGGTTTATCTCCTTAATAAGCCTGTCGATGTACCAACGGCACTTGCGTAGGTCCTCCACGGGCTTGCCTTTGTAGTCATAGCGCCAGAGGTACTTCAGTGCGTTACCCTTGAGATAACCGTTGAACTCCTGTTCAGGCATGGACGCTTTGATTGCTTCGATGGCTTCGATTGATCCCTTGTTGTAGTGGTCGGGTTGCTCCACAGGGTCTACCTGCTTCGGCTTCCTAATGGACAAGTTGTTCAGTGCTCTAACTGTGTCCCACTCTTCGGGAGTCGCGTCATCAATACTCATTCTCTTCCTCCTCTAGCTCTTGTTCAAACACGTCCAGTCTGTTGATTAGCTTGTCCTCAAACCTTTCCAGCAGTTGCTCTGAGGTTATCTGTAGGGCCTCCAGTAGGTCGTCTGGGTCAAAGGTTTTCAAGAGGCGTTCCTTAACTTCCTCTAGTGTTAGCGACATGGTCAATCAACTCCTGTAGTGTCTCTATAGTATACCATAAAATGTTCTCTTTGTCACACCATTCTGACATAGTCATTTTAGCCCCCTTGCGTATCCTCTTGTTAGGTGCCATAAGGACAAACACTAGTTCTTGTCCTGCTGGCAGACTATCTCTGACACTGGTGTACTTCTTGGTGTCTCCGTCTCTAAAGTATCCTTTGCACTCCACGAGAACACCAGAGGCGCTGTGAACAAAATCAGGACGATAACTGCGCTGAATGGTGTAGGGGACGGTGAACGGCTCATAGTCAAAACCCTTTAGTAATTTAGAAACGTCTTCTTCAAATGTGCTACGAAAGCGTGATTTCTTGGACCTTCGGCTCATTAATAACCTCCGTTAAATATCTTGGACCTGAAGAATAGGCGAAAGCGCGAACGGTAGGCCAACATACCTTTTTGTAGGAACAGTAGGAGCATCCGACGGCGAGTTTCTGGTTCCCACTCTTTCCATCTGCGATAGTGCCGTAGCATACGTCGGGTGGGGTTGGATGCTCCACTAGCTTTTTTACGTGGTCAATGCGCTCCGATATGTCATAGCTGATAAGGTCATAGACAGGGGCCTGAGTGTCCTCCTGATCGTACATAAGGTACGTCAGGTATCCATTCTGCTTGTCCATGGCTAACCATCCAAATTTAGAAGCACCCTCTGAATATGCGTATCCTTTAATTTGAGCCACGTAGCCAAATGGGTCGTCATAAGCCAGTGTGCCGTCTTTGAATTTCCTAAACCCATAAGTCGATACAGATTTAACATCAGTAACAATACCGTTGATTTTACAGTCCATCGAACCTGTAATACCATTAACTTCACACTTCTTCTGCTCATCTGTTACCTCATGACCTGCGGCTCTAGTTAGGAACAATAGCATTTCTTCAATGAGGTGTCCGTAGAGAAACTTGACATAGGTATGACCTTGTATGTCGTCGGACTTCTCTACGTCATTGTAGACGTTCCAGAGGTAACGGTCTTCGCGCCCAATGTTGGACATGCGTAGCTTACGTCCGTCCCTCTTGCGGCCACCAAACTCATTACGCATGAGTTCCTTGACGTTCTCACCAAAGAGTTCAATGTTAGCCTCTAGGTCCACGCCTTCTGCTACTTCTTTCGTCTCCATCAGTTTATAGATGTCAGAGACCAGTGTGTATATGCTCTTCATACGTTTACCTCAGTGGGTTTCTGCCCACGTTGTTCCAACTTTGTACTCTCCGTCAAGGGGACATCGGAGGTTGAACTCCATACCTGCCGCCTTGAGGCACTCCACTGCGAGCCAGCCGTACTTCTCTGCTTGGTCTGCAGCCACCTCCGATTGTACTTCATCATGTATGTTTCCTATGAATTTATAGTCAAGTTTCCACTGTCGTGCGTAGTTGTCCAAGATGACCAACGCTTGCTTCATCACGATAGCCCCTGCCGCCTGAAGTAGTGTGTTCAGTGCAGCATGTTCAGATCTAACTCGAAGTCTGCGTCCATCAAGTCCTGTGAGATAACCTCGCCCAGATGCTCTAGCAACGCGGTCTCGTAGACTTTCAAGAGAAGGTGTATTTGATAGAAATCGTCGCTTAAGATTTGCGCCGTCCTTTGCGCTTCCTCCAACGATGGTTCCAATTTTTGCGTCTCCTGCTCCGTAGAGGAAAGCGTAGATGAAAGTTTTAGCTTGAGGTCTTGTTTCCAACCCTGCAGCCAGTTGATTTCTTGTGTGTATATCTTCGGTGAGGAGGACATTGGTAAACTCCTTATCGTCCATGTAGTGTGCCAACATTCTTAGTTCCAACCCAGAAGCGTCAAAGCCAACCAAAGCCTTCCCTTCAGGCACAGTCCAGCAGGAGCGACACTCGTGCCCGTAAGGGCTATGGCTTGCTGGGACTTGCGCCATGTTGGGACTCTGGTGGGTCATACGTCCAGTGACTGCGCCGTTGCTAATGACACGACCATGAACTCTCCCGTCGTCCTGCACATGTTCTAGCCATGAGTGGACCTGTGCGTATCTCTTTTGTAGCATCAGGTACTCACTAACGGACCTAGCCTCTGGCAGGTCAATGGTGTCTAGAACAGCCTCGTCAACGATGGGATTCCCTTTCTCCGTAACTTTCTCAAAGACGACACCAAGCGTTGATAAGCGCCTCGCAATCTGTTGCCTAGAACCAACATTGAAAACCTCAACTCGATCCTTAAGGCGTTTGCCTGTTTTTTCAGACCATCTTTGATGTACGATAGGGGGGAACTTCTCCTGTAAAACTTCCTCAATTTCATTCATTCTCTCCTTAAATGTTGCTAAAAGGTCATAAGACAACTCTTGGTCAAGTAACCATCCATTGCGCTCCTGTTGTTGTACAGCGTACTGCACCTTGTGTTCCAAGTCGATGGACCTCTGGTCGAACCCTGCCATGTCCTTGACTAACTGCTTGTGTACAGCCTCTGTGACCTCTGTGTCACGCTCACAGTACTCAATCATAGCAGTAGATAAGCAGGACCAGTCGTCATGGTCACCTTTTGGGAAACCTAGAAGCTCACCCCAGACCTTCAAGGAGTGTCCACCGGGCCTGCTTGGGTCATACAAACGTGACAACACCAGAGTATCGACTATGCGCTCAGGGGCCACAGAAACGCCCCAGAGACGTTTTAGCACTGGGAGGTCATAACCTATCAGGTTGTGTCCACAAACGCTCACAGAGCCTTCTAGAGCCTTACAGAGGGACTCGGGGTTCTTGTGTACAGTGTTTACTCCGTTTTCCCGTGTCACAACACACCAGATGCGCGTGGGGTTGAGACCGTCGGCTTCCAAGTCAAGGTAAATCAAAAGTCGTCCCCTATGTGTGGATTAGCGACTTCCGACAGACGACCTGTGGAACGATCATAGGCCAGCCAACAGGCAGGTCCGGTTTCTCCGGTGTACCGGTTCTTCAACACTCGTACAGTCGTGGTATTTCTCACATCCTCGTTCTCATGTTGCTGATCCCGTTCCATGCCGATGACAATGTCCGACAACTGTGCAATCGCTTGACTACCTCTGAGTTCACCTAAGCTGATCTGAGCGCCGTCCTCATGGGCCTTGCCTTGGGAGCGTCTTAGGTGTGAGACTAGGAACAGACAAATGCCCGTCTCAGCCACCAGAGTCCGTAGCTTGGTCATTATTTCGTCAATGGCTTTTCGTTCGTCTCCCGACTCTTGAGAAGACACGACGATTGACAGGTGGTCCAGTATGACGTACCGGCAGTCAAGTGCTTTTGCCATGTAGCGAACACGGGCGAGCAAGTTATCTGCTGAAGTTGATCCCCAATGGTCAAATAGGTAGTAACGTCCTGTTCCCAGTGTGGTCTCCCAAAACGGTCGAAGTTCGTCCACAGGCGTGTCCTCTTCCAAGTGAAGGGGCCTGTTTGCCGCCACCGACATGATACCAAGCGTTGTTCGGGCCAGATCCTCCTCAAGCGCCAAGACTCCAATATTGCCTTCGCATCGGCGTAGTAGATCATACTCGATTTCTCGGATAAATTGGGACTTTCCCATACCACTGCCGCTAGTGATCGTAACGAGTTCATACGGCCTGTGTCCTCTTGTGATGTGATTGAGTCCCTCCCATGGATAAGGTATTGACTTTACGTTTCTCTTTTCTACCAGCTTGTCCCATGTGTCGGTACCGGCGACGATACCGTCGGGCCTGTAGACCTTCGCATTCCACCAGTGTTGCGTAAAGTCCTTGACCCTGTTTGCCATGAGCATGTCACTGGCGTCCTTCAGGGGTAGCTTACATATCTTGAGTTTGTCAGGGCTGAACAGGTCCTTCACTTGTTCAACTGCTTCTTCTCCTGCCTTGTCATTATCAAAGCAGAGTACCACTGTGTCGTACCCTTCGAGCCACTCCAGCTGGGCCTTGATCTCCTTGGCCGCATTGGATGCACCAGAGCGTAGTGAAACCACGTCCCACTGTTTACCGGACATTTCATAGATTGCCAAGGCGTCCAATTCGCCCTCAGTAATCGTTATGAAGGTGTTCCGGTTACACTGTTGTTGCCCGAAGAAGCCGACGTTGCCTACGTCCCCCATTGACATGAAGCCTTTGGTCTTGACCTCGCGTACCTTTGCCGCGCATAGGTCACCCGTAGACAGGTCGTAGTAGGGGTAGTAGTGTCTGTCTATTTCACCTGTGGAAGTGTACTCCACGGTGACCCCGTAGCGCCCACAGGTGTCCTGAGATATGCGCCGTTGGGGTATGCTTGAGACCACTCCCTTAAAATTAAGGGGCTTGGCCTTAGGTAATTCTGAGGTCATGCCTTGGTCTCCACCGTGAACGTGATAGTCACAACCGGCACCAAAACAGTGTTGGCCCCCGTCGTCGTAGATAGCGAGAGCGTCCGAAGAACCACACTCCGGACAACTCTCGTGTCTTAGGAACTTAGAAGTCTGCGGCATCGCCTACGGCAATCTCTGCTTCCTCTAGTACTTTGACCGCCTCAAGGTAGGTCGATACGCCATGCACTGGGTGAGGCTGTCCCAGCTTGTACTTCAGGCGGACTCTGGAGTTGTATGGAACTTCTCCGGCGTAGGGTGTGCCTTCGTCATCGAAGACTTTGATCTCGTACTTGGACTTGAACTTGCGTTGCTTGTTGCCTTGGTAGTCCTTGATCTTGACACCGTTGGCTGCAAGCTCGGCAGCGTCGTCCTCTGACAATGTGATTGTCATGGAGTAGGCTCCAGTTGACTGACCGTTGTACACGTCGTGTTCGGTCACGTTGCTGAAGTTAACTACGCCTTCTACTGTTGTTGCTGTCATGGAATAATCTCCGTTGGTTGCTTTGGTTTAGCTCTGAGAATTCCTCAGAACATACTAATAGTATACACTACTTTTGCTGTCGAATCAAACTATATTCACGTACTCCTCGTTAATGATTGTCTGCACATGGACGTACCCTTCGGGCCAGTACGTATAGGACTCTGCGAGTGCCTTGGCTGTCCTGTGTACTGAGGCCTCGAAGTTCTCGTGCATTCCTAGTTCGTCCTTACAGTACCAAAAAGGTATGCGTAGGACTGGCTCCGCTGGTCCGTGTTGTTCATAGTACACAATGATCTCAGCGTCGTTATGAATAGAGCCGTCGTTACCAAACATTTTCGTATGGTCGTTCTCTGGCTGTTTCATGTTCAACCCTCACCCTCCGGCAATTCGTCACTGGCTATAAATAGGATTTTATCAAGCACCACCCTAGGCATAACCACGTTGCCCTTGTCGTCAAAGGACACCTCAAGGTCCTTACGTATCACAAAGGGTATACCACCCCATGGGTCACGCTTCATGATGTCATTGGTCACTGTGCGGGCTTGTGTGTAGCCGAAGCAGTACACACTGTAGTCGCCACCTGTGACCTCATAGATTGACTTCTCGTCGATTAACATAAGTTTACTCCTGTAGTACTTCTGTAGTTAACTACTACTGCTTCTTCTTTAGTATATATACTTAAGTATACCTTAGTAGAGGGTATCATAATCTTCGTCCTCTGTAAATATCTCATATTGGTAATATTGCATAGTTTCTGTGTCTACTCCCGAGCGAGCAGTAGCAGAAAGGCAAATATTACAAAGATCAAGAAAGTCACCGTGTGCGTCCTTTTTAGTCAGTTCTGATTCCTCTAGGATTCGATCACAAGCTCTACAGCGCATCTCTCCACTCCTCCCCATGTAGTTCAATCATTAAACGCTCAAGGTGCCTATAGGACAAACCTTTGTACTTTCTCCGGCTGTCCAGACGGTACATCTCAGTGTCAAACTCCACCAGATGTTCCACCATGGCGTGCGTCTCTGGGTCCTCTGGTGGCCCTGAGTTGTCCTTAGAGTCACCGGAGTAGTACCCCTGCTCGTATTCCTCAAATGTCATGCTGTGACCCCCTGTAGCGCCTGTATGACCTCGTCTATCACCTTCTGCTCCTCCTTCTTCCACTCCTCTAGATCGTCTGGGTATACCGGTGTGTCATCGTCGTAGTACTCTTGGTACTCGTCTGCCCAAAACTCCCATGTCTCTCTAACCATCGCTTTTGTCTCCTGTATTGTCGCTGATTACCACGCCCACCATGTACACCACAGCGGCAAGGGCCACCAAGGGCAGTAGAAAAGGGGCCATAAGCAGGCCCAAGCCTCCAACTATATATTTCACTCGTCAAGCTCTCCTTTCAAGTATAGCCAAAGCGTGAGTATACCAGATGCTGACAGTAGTATCAATACGTCCCAAAAAGGTTGCCAGTTCTCAAACATCTTTAGTCCTCCTCTCGTAGTGTGAGGTAGTCCGCAGGCTCTACGTCCAGCGTATGGACCCGCAGTAGTTCCTCCCAGTCTCCAAAGTTGTCGAATATCTCCTCCGCCTGTTCTCTGGACTCTGCTTCTACTTTGACCTCATATACCTTGGTCATAATCACTTGGTACGTACGTTTTATCGTGGCCATTCGTTTCTCCCCTTCTCGTATCCTGTGGCGTGTCCGACTATCCAGCCAAAGCCGAAGCAGGACATCATCAATGTGGAAAGCATCAATAGTTCCATGTCTAGCGCCTCCCGTGCCGTATCTTGTCCCACCAGCGCATCACACGCCAAAACCTCCGGTGGTTCTTGTCAGTGTCTAGGAATCCCAAGCGGTCCCGTAGACCGCACAGAAGCCGTGAGTAGTTGTTAATGGTGTACTCTGGGTACATGAATCCCTTTCGTCCGTCGTAGATGTCCCAGACGTGGTCCTCGTGGTTGTACCAGATTGTCCAGTGTCCGAAGTTCATGCTGTAGCCCTCGCGTTGATGCTGTCCTGTGTCAGTGTGTCGCAGTAGTCCGCACCTCTGGACTTTAGCCACTGGTTGATATGCTTGGACGTGGTGACGCTCCAGAAGTCCTCTGTCTTGAAGTAGTTACCCTGTGCGTCCTGTAGTGCTACCGGTGTCTCGTAACTGAAGAACACCGTAGTGCCGTCTACAAATTCTACCTCTGTCTTGTTGCTACCTAGTTGTCGTAGTTGCATGTCTTAAGCCCTCCTGTGGCTCGGATCGTGACTGGGAAAC